CGCCACCTCTGGCCAGAGATGCTGCGATGCATTCGAGAGGTTTCCCCGCGTTGGGTCGTGGGCGAAAACGTTCTCGGCCTTGTTAATTGGTCAGGCGGGTTGGTATTCGAAGAGGTGCAGGCTGACTTGGAAGCTCAAGGGTACGAAGTCCAACCGTATGTTCTTCCAGCTGCTGCCGTCAACGCCCCGCACAAGCGAATGCGAGTCTTCTTTGTTGCTTACCGAAATGCTCCCGACTCCGAACAGCAGAGATTGGAAAGACAACGTCGGGAACGGGAGAGATGCGCCGAGCATCGGGAAGACGAGGGGGTATTCATTGGGTCAAAAGATAAACTCGATGAGCGGAATGCTCCCGACTCCGACCAAAGTTACCCACAAGACAAGCGGCATAAGCAGAAAGGCTTGGAGCAAGAGAATAAAAGACGGAAGGCAAGAGTGCCTGAATATGGCTATCCACAAAACTACTGGAACAACTTCCCAACTCAATCCCCCATTTGTAGCGGAGATGATGGGCTTTCCGACAGACTGGACAATATTACCTTTCCTAAGTGGCGAAACGAAAGCATCAAAGCCTACGGGAACGCAATAGTCCCACAAGTCGCCCTTCAAATTTTCAAAGCCATCGCCCAGTATGAAACAAGATGAAAGCCGCCTCCAGATGGCCTGCGTCAAGTGGTTCAGGATGCAGTACCCGCAGCACAGGAAGCTCCTCTTCTCTGTCCCGAACGGAGGCTTCCGCAACATCTCCACAGCCAAACGCATGAAGCTCGAGGGCGTGGTGGCCGGAGTGAGCGACCTCATCCTTCTGATCCCCTCGCACGACTTTCACGGCCTCTGTATCGAAATGAAGACACCCAAAGGCAGGCAGACCGACCATCAGAAGGCATGGCAGAGCAAAGTGGAAGAAAAGGGATACATTTACGCCCTCGCCAGATCGGTCGAGGAATTTCAGAACATTGTCAGCGATTACTTAAACCAACACACCAACAGATGAACATCAGCGAGAAATTTACAGACAAGCAGCTCTTTCACTTCGCCCTCCGGGTCAAGTGCGAGCAGGACGACATCCCGCCCGAGGAGGTGGTGATGAAGACAAGGAAGAGGCACATCGTCGAGGCGCGGATGATGATCAGCAAGCTCCTCCTGAAGGAAGGGCTCACGCTGTCAGAGATCGCCCGCTTCCTGAACAAAGACCACGCGACTATCATCCACTACCGCAACCTCCACGACGATCTGATGAAGACCGAGGCGAAGTACAAGCACAAGTTCGACAAGCTCGTCAGCGCGTTCAGGTACGAGATGGTGACAGGCGACGCGCAGCAGTGGCGCGACTTTGTGGACAAGGCCAACGAAGCATACGATGAGCACGGGTGGGGCGTGGAGATGCTTCAGTTCCTGTACGAGATGAAGAAGGCATAAGTGGCACAATTCGAGAACGAGCGACCCGTCGGCAAGCGTCTGGACTTCTACGCAAGGGAGGAGGCCAACAAGATGCAGGCCTACCTCATCTGCGCAAAGACCGCCCGCAAGTTCTCGAGGATGTTCACGGCCGAGGAGTACAAGATCAGGCGCATCGCCAACTCGGGCGCACCGATCTCATTCGAGGAGTTTAAGGAACACGTTCGCTCCCGAATTGATAACTTTGAGCTCTCAAGGGTGCACCACCTCCACGACCTCATCGAAGAGGGCAAGAAGGTGGAAGCCATTGACTATTTTTTCACAAGCAGAAAAGCATGGATAACAAATCAGCCGGACTCGGAGATAGCATTGAAAGGCTCACGGAGGCGACGGGGATCAAGCAAGTGATCAAACGCTTCACCAAGGCCACGGGCATCGACTGCGGCTGCGACAAGAGGAAGGAGATACTGAACGAGATGTTCCCCTACCAGAAGCCCGCCTGCATGAACAGAGCACAACACTCCGTCTGGCAAGAGTTCAAGGAGAACAGAGGTGCGAAGATCACAAGCCCCGAGCAGGAGATGGTGGCGCGGATGCACGCCGACCTGTTTCATCACAAGTTCACAAAGCCCTGCACATGTTCGCCCAAGAAGTGGAACGAGTGGATCAGAGACATCGACCGCATTTTTGACACCTATGGAAAGACGACCACTAAAGACGCTTAAGGCGAACCCCAACAACCCGAGGGTCATCAGGGACGAGAAGTTCAAGAAGCTCGTCAAGTCCATCAAGGAGTTCCCCGAGATGCTCGAGGCTCGCCCCGTAGTGGTGAACCCCGACATGGTGGTCTTGGGTGGCAACATGAGGCTGAAGGCACTCCGCGAGGCAGGGGTCGAAGAAGCTCCCGTGTACATCGCATCTTGGGACGAAGTAAAACAGAGGCAGTTCATCATCAAGGACAACGTCGGCTTCGGTGAATGGGATTGGGATGCCCTCGCCAACGAGTGGAACGAGGAGGAGCTCCAAGACTGGGGGCTCGACATTCCGGGCTTTGAAGACCCCGAAGAAGAGCCACAAGAGGAGGAGGAGCAGTTCGACATCTGCGACTTTTGTGGCAAGGACAAAACAGCAGATTTACAGCAGTAACAATGGCAGCGGAGGACATCAAGAAGCATGAATTCAAGAAAGGACAGAGCGGCAACCCTAAAGGACGACCCAAGGGCTCGCGCAACCGCAGCACCATCGCCCGCGAGTGGCTCGAGGTGAGCCAGTTCATCACGAACCCAATCACAGGGGAGAAGGAGAAGCTCGAGCAGCAGGACATCATGACCCTCGGCATCATCAAGAAAGCAAGGGAGGGCGACGTGAACGCCTACAAGGCTCTGATGGATTCAGCATACGGACAACCGCTTCAGCAGATACAGCAGGAGGTGTCCAAGATCGACGAGATTGAGATCGTCATCAGAGAGGCCGATGATTATTGAGCTCATAACGACAGAAGACCAAAGACAGAGAGCCTCGACCCTTTACGAGTTCAAGAACTTGAAGGGGTCAATCACCAAGGGCGAGAGCCAAGGATTCGGAGCTCTGGGCGAAGTGGTCGTTCACGACTTCTTCAAAAGCAAGGGCAGGAAGGTGAGCTTCAAATCGACATACGACTACGACCTCATAATTGACGACCACCGCGTTGATGTGAAAACCAAGAAGACAACCGTCAGACCTCAACCACATTACAACAATAGCATCTCGGCCTTCAATACTCGGCAGGAGTGCGACTTCTATTTTTTTGTGCGAGTACACAAGAGCATGACCACCGCCTACCTGTTGGGATACATGGACAAGAAGACCTTCTTCGAGAAGGCAGAGTTCAACCGCGAGGGAGAGATTGACAAGAGCAGCCTCTCGGGGTGGAGATTCAAGGGCGACTGCTACAACATGAGAACAGATGAGCTCCATAAATTCAAGCAATGAATGAAACTGCGCCTTGAAACGTCCGGCCTGTTCAGGAAGAACCTCGAGGCCACCGAGTCAATCGTTGTCAATCAGGGCGGCAGCCGATCGGGGAAGACCTACTCGATCCTTCAAGTGCTCATCATCAAAGCGCACCAAACCACAGGCAAGACTTTCACAATCGCAAGGAAGACCCTCAAGAGCTTACGCTCCACAGCCATGCGCGACTTCTTCGAGATATTGGAGAAGGCCGGGATGTACGACCAAAGCCTCCACAACAAGAGCGACAACATCTACTTCATTAACGGCAACCGCTTCGAGTTCATGGGGATGGACGACCCCCAGAAGAAGAGAGGAGCGAAGAGGCACATCTTGTTCTGCAACGAGGCGAACGAACTGGCGAAGGAGGACTTTCTTCAGCTCGAGCTCCGAACCACCGAGCAGATATTCATCGACTTCAACCCGTCCGACGAATATCACTGGCTGTACGAGGATGTGATTCCTCGCGCCCACTTCATCAAGAGCACATACCGGAACAACCCCTTCCTCGATGCCCTTACCATTCAGCGCATCGAACGGCTCAAGGAGACCGACCCCCAAGCGTGGCAAGTGTACGGCCTCGGGGAGAGAGCGATCAGCAGGGACAACGTATTCACCTTCGACGAGCAGGAAATCCCGAAGGAGGCGAAGCTGATGTCGATGGGCATGGACTTCGGCTTTACCAACGACCCGACCGCCTTCGTGGAGGTGTGGGCGCAGGAGGATGACGTTTGGATCAAGGAGCGCATCTACCGAACCGACATGACCAACCAAGACATCGGGCGCGAGCTCAAGAACCTGAACATCGACAGGCGCGACATCATCTACTGCGACAGCGCAGAGCCCAAGAGCATCGAGGAGCTGCGCAGGATGGGGTGGAACGTGCGCCCCGCAGACAAGGGGAAGGACAGTGTGAACGCGGGCATCCAACTCATGAAGACCTTCAAGATTCACGTCGAGCCCTCGAGCACCAACCTCATCAAGGAGCTGCGAAACTACAAGTGGACGAAGGACAAAGACGGGCGCAACCTGAACAAGCCAGTCGATGCTTTCAACCACGCCATCGACGCGAGCAGGTACGCGATCTTCAGCAAGGTGGGCAAGCCGAACCACGGTAAATATCACTTGAGATAAAAAAACTTTGCGATTTATTTGGTGGTGTTGAAAACAGTTTCATATATTTGAAGTGTCAAACAATAACAACCAAAAACACCAACATCATGGCCTACATTTCAACAGAAGCAGTAAAAGAGATCAGAAGCGAAATCAAGAGACTCTTCCCAAAGCAGGACGGGTGGAAGTTTTCAGTCCGCAAGCGCGACAACATGGAGGTCTGCGTGACTATCCTCGAAGGCCCAGAGACTTTCGGAATCGACGAAATCGAGGACAACTACAGACAAGTCAACCGCCACCACTTCGCTGACCATTACAGCGGATACGAGCTTCAAGCCATCGAGACCATCATGGCCTGCATCCAACAAAGCGCAGCCGGGGTGAATGTAGACCACAACGCAGGCGACATGGGCGCAGATTACTGCAATTACAACTACTTCATCAGGATCAACATCGGGGAATTCGACAGGCCCTACAAGTGCACGGCAAAATAAAACCAAGCCCCTCCGGGGGCTTTTTTCGTTTAAGGGGGCGTGAGCCCCTTTTTCTATCTTTGCACATACCCCTGTGCAAATGCGCGAGATCAAAGTCATAGTCCCCACCTCGTGGGAGGACATCACCCTCGAGGCTTACATGAAGTTCTCGGCCATCGACACCGACGCGAAGGAGGAGTTCATTCAGGTCAAAGCCCTCGCCTACTTCTGCGGCATCAATGAGCTCGACGCGATGGACATGAAAGTGAAAGATCGCGAGGCCATCATCGCCCAGATCACCGAGGTGCTGAACCAAGAGCCCGAGTTCACGCAGGCCTTCAGCCTCTTCGGCAAGGACTACGGCTTTCATCCCAACCTCGACGAGATCACCTTCGGCGAGTTCATCGACCTCGAGAAGTACCAGTACCACATGGACAGCCTCGACAAGATCATGGCCATACTCTACCGCCCCATCGTGCGCAGCATGGGCGACCGCTACGACATCGAGCCATACAACGCGGACGGGGACAGCGAGGTCATCAAGAAGATGAGCGCAGGGACGGCCATCGCAGCCCTGCTTTTTTTTTATCGCATCGGAACACACTTATCGATGCATATCCTGAAATATTTGAACCTCGAAGCGATGGAGGCATCGGAGGGGACAACTTCCTCAAAAAGTGGGGCTGGTTTGCAGCGATCCATCGACTATGCGACGGAGACATTGCAAGAGCTGATACCATCACATCACTTCCGCTTCATAGAGCGCTGTTCTGGCTTGCTTACGAAAGCGACCGGGATGAATACGAACGAAGACGAATAAAGCAGGCACATGGCTAACTTTTACAGAATCACAGGACAGATCAGGCAGGCAATCGAGAACACAAGCAGGGTGAACACCATCACCTTCGGCAACCTCGCAGACATCGACCTGAACAAACAGAACATCTACCCGATCGCCCACATCACCCCAGAGAACTGCACCATGAACGGAGCGACCTCGACGTGGAGCTTCAACATCAGCATCTTCGATCAGGTGGACTTCAACAAGGACGACGTGCGCGATGCGCCTGTCTCCTTCCACGGGACGGACAACGTGCAGGACATCTTGAACGACTGTGCCCTCACCTTCCACATCTGGCTCGATGAGTTCAGGAGGGGAGACCGCCACGCGGACAACCTTCAGCTCGATGGAGGGGTGACGATGCAGAGCTTCCTCGAGACGCAGACGAACAGCCTCGCAGGGTGGAGCGCGACGATCAGCATCACCGCACCGAACGCAACAACGACCGATGGCCTCTGCTAAATTCCCACGGCTCGAGGAGGTGCTGACCGAAATGGGCGACTGGGTGGTCAAGAAGGCCAAACAGAACCTCGGAGCACGGCAGACACGGAAGAACGTCCGCGCCACATGGAAGAACGGCAGGCCGACAGGCTTCGAGTTCAAGAAAGCGCAGCGCGACCTCAAGGCATCGGGCAGGCTTCAGAAGTCCCTCAGCTATGAACTCAAGGAGGACGGCCAGAGCATCGTGGTCAAATACAAGGGGCTCGATTATGGCTTCTATTTAGACCGCGGCCGCTACCCATTCATGAAGGGCGTGGCACAGGGGAGAGGCATCCCGCCCGCGAAGATGAGGGAATGGATCGATGCGAGCAAAATACAGCCCCGCGACCTCACGACCGGGCAGTTCATCGAGAAGACGGAGAGCAACATGAGGAGCATGGCCTTCCTGATGAACAGAAAGATCAAGTGGTTCGGCATCGAGCCCACCCACTTCTTCAGCGAGCCGGAGGAGCAGGCGCGTGACAAGTATGAACAGAAAATTATTGAAGCCTTCGAGGAGGACATCAGAAACCAAGTGACAGCATGACGATCAACCAACAGCCCGGGGGCACGATTTACGCCTTGAGCCCTGTGATCTATCACATCAGCGACAGCGCATACAACGAGGCCAACTTCAGGTACAAGCTCGAGGTCTACATCTGGAGCGGAGACAACCCAAGCGACAAACCCGGCTCGGCCACCTACACCCTCACCAAGCTGCCCGACAGCAACAACGTCGGCATCTTCGACATTAGTCAGCTCATCAGGTCGCAGCTCGGATTTGAAGAGCCCGACGCGCTGCTCAATGCGAACAGCAGCCAAGTGAACAACAATACGACGGGGGCGGTGTGGGTGCAAGTGACGGCAACCTACACAAGCGACGACAGCACGGCCACGCCAGTAGATTCAGGCACGCGCCTCGCTGTTCGTGGCTTCACCAAGTATTCGCAGGGCGTGAACTCGACGCACAGCTCAAGGGCAACGATGAGCAACTTCATCGACGGGCTCGTCATTCCAAACAGCCTCCAGTTCACCACCTCCTTCCTGACTGCCACAATCGACAACCTCGTCATCGAGGGGGAGCATGGCATCGACTACGCGATCGACATGACAGGGAAGGACACCACCGAAACCACCGAGAGCCTCGTCCATGTGCTCCTCGGCTCTGACCTCTACGGCCAGACGCTCGAGAAGAGGAGGCAGGACATCATCGCAGACAGCGGGACGGTTGAGTCGTTTTCTTGCGTTTACAGCTACGCAACGCAATACAACGACACCTACACCATCATCGCCAAAGATGGCGCAGCAGAGCAGCGGAGGATGAGCGTGGAGGTGGCCTGCGCAGATAGGTACACGCAGTTCTTCATCGGCTTCCTCAATCGCTTCGGGGCTTATGACTACATTCCCGCACTCAAGGCAAGGGAGGACAGCGCGACCTTCGAGCGGAGGGAGTTCAACAACAGTTACCTCACGACCGCAGCCCTCGCGGTGAGCTACACCGACACCGAAGGCACGGAGCGCATCTTTGAGGCCAACGGACAGGAGAGCATCACCATCAACACAGGCTACCAACCCGAGGACATCTGGGAGATGATCACCGACATGATGCAGAGCGAGAAGGTCTTCCTCGTCGATGGGACGAACATCACCCCGCTGATCCCCTCGAGCGGAGACGTGGCGAAGCAGAAGCACATCAACAACAAGCTCGTCAATTACACCCTCGCCTTCAGGGTGGCCAATGACCTGAAGAACATGGTGACGATATGAGCAGGGTCTCGCTAATTATCGGAGGAGTTACCGCTGACCTGTACAAGGGGGAGGACATCACCCTCGTCAAGCAGGCCAAAGACCTGACCGACCTCGGGGCAACGCGGACGGACTTCAGCCGCCCGTTCACTATCCCCGCCACGGACACGAACAACGGCATCTTCGAGCACTTTTACAACCTCGACATCGACGACCCCTATCCAGTGCACAACAAGGCAGAGGCATCCATCAACGTCAAGGGCGTGCAGATATTCGAGGGCGTGCTCGAGCTGATGAATGTCACCCTGAAGAACAACATCCCCGACAGCTACGAGGTGAACTTCTACGGAAGGAACAAGCAGCTCACCACCCTCTGGGGCGATGACTACCTCCGAGACATCAACATGAACCTCGACCACGCGCTGACATATACGAACGTGGTGGCATCGTGGGGAGGCACTCTGGAGAGCGGTCAGATACGTTACCCTGTCATCGACTTCGGCAGCAGAGAGCAGGGAGCATGGAACTACTCCACCGCAGGGATGGCGCAGAACAGCATCGCCATAGATGGGGGAGCGATACACCCGGCAGAGCTACGCCCTGCGGTGCGATTGAGCACCATCTTGACCAAGTGCTTCACGCATATCAGCAAGACCCTCACGCTCGACTCCTCCATCGACGACGACAACCTCTACATGATGGGCATGGAGAAGGTCGGCAAGTTCCTCGATGGCTACGACGCAGAGGTGAACGCGGAGCTTGTTGTGGATGTATCAGCGGGGACATCTTACAACGACCTTGCAGGCTTCACCGAGAACACGGACAACGACGTAAGATTCAACCACACGACGGGCGAGTTCACAGCGGCAACCGTTGGGAACTACACCTTCAGGCTCGCCTTCACCTCCATCACCTCATCGCGATCTTTCAACATTCGAGCTCGGAAGAATGGAAACGTCATGCCGAACGCTCCAGTCCAATCTTCAGGCACTTCGCAGACCTACACCTTCACCATGTTCTTGCAGCAGGGCGATGTCATCAAGTTTCAAGTGGCAGAGACGCAGGGGCTCGCCTTTACAGCCGACCTTATATACGACCTCATTGACTGGCCGACCTTCAAGACAGGGGCGACCATCCTGATCGAGGACGGGATGCCAGAGGTGAAGATCACCGACTTCATCAACGGAGTGCTCAAGATGTTCAACGCGGTGCTGACCACCTCCGACGGGGTGGCCTACACCATGAGCCCGCTCACGGACTACCTCAACGCAGGGGCGACGAAGGAGTGGTCGGACAAGATAGACACCTCCGTCGTCAAGATAGACAAGCAGGAAGTCCCCGAGTCCGTCAAGCTGATGCACAAGGAGAGCGAAGACCTCGCGAACATCAGCTTCAAGAACGCCTTCGCCCGAGATTATGGGGCGGTCAAGTACGAGAACGCGGGCTTGTTTGACTTCACGTCCGACGGCATCGAGGTGGAGAGCCCGTTCGTTATCATGCCGACAACGCTCGAGAATCAGGTGGACACCGCAGGGGTGCGCACAGGGACGACCGACCTCGAAATCTACAAGTACATGGACACGGATGGCGAGCCGATACAGGTCGAGCTGTCCCTCTTCTACTGGGCAGGATATGAGACGACCGCCTTCACTTGGAAGATGGTGAACGATTCAGCCGTCGTGGTGGATCAGACATCCTTCCCCTACTTCAGGACATGGGACGACAAGCCTGTGGCCTCATCGGACAACTCCATCGCGTTCAGCATTGAGACACCTCCGAGCAAAGCGATCACGACCAACACCTTCCTCGAGAAGTACTGGAGGCCGCACCTCGACCGCATCTTCAACCCTGCGATGAGGCGCGTGCAGATGACCGCATACCTCGACACAACGGACTGGCTCGAGCTCGAGATGAACGACACCATCCAGATCGCGACGCGCCCCTACAAGATCGAGAAGATCAGCTACAACATGACGGAGGGGAGGGCGACGCTCGACCTGTTCACCTACGACCAGAAGGCCACAGCGACTCCCACCTACTCGGACGACGGCACGCTCACATGGGATCAGACCCCAACGAACCAAGAGCTCAAGCTCGCGGGGGCTCTAAAGGTGGGCAGCAACTACCTCATCAAGCCCGACGAACTATATCAGAGCAGGAGCAGGGGCATCGCACAGCAGGGGGCGATTCAGCACCTCACCTTTTTGGCGAACCCTCGCATCTTGGACATGATCATCAACACGGACGAGAGCATCAGCATGACGACAAGCTACCAAGAGATCGGAGGCTATGACACGAGCACCTTCGACCAGTGCACCTGCTTCACCAAGAACCTCACCACGGGGCAGTTCACGCAGAACGACAGCTTCATCACCGAGGTCATCTTTCACGCATCCTTCACAAATGAGACAACGAAGGACATCCAGTTCGCCATCCTTGTGAACGGGGTCGAGACTAACTTTGTAGCATTCGAGCCGAACGGGTCGAGCGAGGTGATGCTTGTGGGGCTGATGAATTTGTTGAACGAGGACACCATCAGCATCGGCATCAAGAAGGTGGCAAGCGGCAACGCCACGCTCACGATCGCGGACGCTTCATTCATAGTAAAAAGGGCATAGCATGATCACGGAAATCATCAAGCTGCTCCAGATGGAGGAGCACAAAGGAATCAGCGAAGAGGTCGAGATCGCGAAGGGGAGGCACTACCTCCCGACCACATGGAGGGGCGCGGTGAAGGCAATCAAAAGAATGACATGGCGAACGAAGTAATCATTGAGCTCATCGCCCGGACAGAGGCGGCAGAGGGCAAGATCAAAGACCTCGAGGGGAAGCTCAACGACACGAAGAAGACCACCGAGGACGCGACAGCAGCCACGAAGGGCATGACCAATCAGCTCGACAAGATGACGGGCGGGGCGGTGACAGCCTTCAGGGGCATCGTGAACGGAGCGAAAAGTGGGGTCGTAGCCATGACAACCCTCAAGGGAGCGATCGCAGCCACGGGCATCGGTGCGCTCGTCATCGCTGTGGGCTCATTGGCCACCATGTTCAGCAAGACGCAAGAGGGCGCGGAGATGTTCAACAAGATCACCGCAGGCATCGGGGCGACCATCAACGTGGTCATCGACCGCATCAGCATGCTCGGCAAGGCGATCACTTTGGTCTTCAGGGGAGAGTTCACGGAGGCCGCGAATCTGGCAGCGGAAGCCGTCAGGGGTGTGGGCGATGAGATAGAAAGGGAGACAAAGCTCGCCATCGGCCTCGCAGAAGCCACAGACCAGCTCGAAAAGAGGGAAGCGGAGATGATACTCACCTCGGCCAAAAGGAGGGCGCAAATCGAAGATTTAAGACTTGCCGCTGAAGACCAAACAAAGAGCACAGAGGAGCAAGCCGCAGCACTCCGCGAAGCCATACGCCTCCAGAGGGAAGAAGCAGACGAGCAGATAGAGATTGCAAGGGAACGCGCTCGGATCATTGCCGAGGAGGTAGCCATGGGCGAGAGCCTGACCGAGGACGTTAGAAAGCAGAGGGAGGCCGAGGCTGCTCTGTTTGAACTCGAGCGCAGAAGAGACAAACGTCTCAAGGAGATGATCACACGGCTAAACTCATTGACAAAGGCGCAAGAGAAGAGCACCGAAAAGACGAAGGAGGCTACCAAAGAAAACCAAGACCTTGCAAAGGCTGAACAGAATCGGGCAGATTTAAGAGCCACACAGCTCGAAGAGATCGCAGCCCTCGAGGATGCATACTTACAGAGCCAACTGGACAAGCAGACGCAGGAGGAGAATGCGGTGCGCGACAAATACTTCGCGCAGATCGAAGCAGCCAGAGAGTACGGACAAGACACCGCCCTGCTCGAAGAAGCAAGGGAGGCAGAGCTTGCGGGCATCCGCGACAAGTACCGCAAGGAAGACGAAGACAAGGAGAAAGAAAAGACCAACGCCAAAATCGCCCTCGCACAGACTGGGCTGAATGTGATCGGGGAGATATTCGGACAGCAAAGCGTGGCAGGCAAGGCCGCAGCCATCGCCTCCGCAACCATCGACACATACAAGGCGTTCACGAACGCCCTCGCGAATACACCCCTGCCACCTCCCGGCCCACAGATTGCAGCAGGCTTGACCCTCGCCTCGGGCTTCGCACAGGTGCGCAACATCTTGAGCACGCCCATCCCCAACGGATTCGGAGGCGGTGGAGGAGCAAGCGCAGGCAGAGGGGGAGCACCCACGCCCACCCTCCCGAACGTCTCCATCTTGGGGGGCAACGAAGCCATGACGCAGGCCACGCGATCGCTCGCCCAGTTCGGGAAGAAACCGACCCGCGCCTATGTGGTCAGCGGGGAGATGACAGACAACCAAGCACTCGACAGAAGAATCGAACGAAACGCCTCATTCGGATGAAAGCAAAACTGAAGACAATCCTCGAATCTTACAGCGACTATCCTGAAGCCGTAAGCAACAACGCGAAGCGGGGCATCGCTTTGAACGCTCGCGTCAAGAACAAGTGCGCGACCCAAATCGGGAAGATAAGAGCGCAGCAACTCGCACAAAAAAAACCCATCACAGAGGCTGTGATCCGTCGGATGTACAGCTATTTGAGCAGAGCCGAAACGTACTACGACGAGAGCGACACTAAAGCCTGCGGGACTATCAGCTACCTCCTCTGGGGAGGCAAGGCAGGGAAGCGGTGGGCAGCGTCCAAGCTGAAGGAGCTCGGCATCGAACTGGCAGAGATCGGGGAGCGTGGAGGATATAAAAGAAAGAAATGAGCTATCAGAAACCCATCGGCAACAAGTCTCTCACATGGGGGCGTTCAGGCAAGAGAGGAGGGCGCAGGGCGTGCCTCTGTGAAGATGACACCTACAAGATCGAGTGCTGTCAGGGCTACCTCCTGAATCAAGGCATCGGGGACGTGTACGGAGGTAATGACTAATTTTGCACCATGAAGATCATCGAGTTGATAATGATGGAGGACGAGAAGCGTGCCGGAGTGGATACGATCTCTCTCGTCTACGACCCCGCGATCGAGGAGAACTTTGTCGCCTTATCCAAGCAGCAGGAGGGCAGGGTCGCCCTCTCCTCCGAGTCTATGCGCATGACCTTGAGCGACGCAGACAAGCGCATCGTGACAGGCGCAGCACTCGTTCCGAATAAGCCCATCTATCGCAACGACGGAGGGGATGAATACTACATCTACTTCAGTAAGGATACCACGCGCAAGGCGTCGGAGAGCTTTCTGAAGAACGGCTACCAGAGGAGCACCAACCTCGAGCACGAAGAGGGCGACAGGCTGAAGGGCGTGAGCGTGGTGGAGTCTTGGATCATCGAGGACGAGGTGAACGACAAGAGCCGCTTCTACAAGATGAACCTCCCTGTCGGCACTTGGATGGTATCGATGAAGATCGACAACGATGAGGTCTGGAAGGAGTACATCAAGGAGGGCAAGGTGCGCGGCTTCAGCATCGAGGGGTGGTTCGTCGATAAGATGAAGACAAGGACGAAGACCGAGCAGGCGCGGCTAAAGACCGCAGTATCCTGAATCGCAGTCGCTGAAGTCGTCGAAGGAGAGCTCCATCTGTAGCTTCGCTTTGATGATGTCGCGATACTTCACGTCGCTGCGCCATTGACCCTTCCGCTCTCTTTCTTCCTGCTTTGCAAACCACTCCATCTTCTCGGGGTGCTCTTCTGCCATCTTGCGCAGGAATATCGGGTTTCGATGAAAGCACCCGACGCAGTTGTTGAAGGGCGCGAATCGCACATTCTGCCTGTCCCAGTATGCCTGAATTTCATCCTTGAAGATGCCGTTGTCGATTAAGGGGAAGGACGGCTTCTGCCACTCGACCATTTCCCACTTGTTCTGACCTCTGGCATTTTTGCCAAAGGTGGCCTTGAACTCAAGCAGGCCGTTCGCGTTGAATCTCTTCTGCATATTTTTAGCACGCCTCCCTTCGTTTGCTCTGAATCCTATCTGCATTCTGACAGGCTCGCCAATGGTTTCAGCCCACCAGTAGAACATCGGGGTCAGCTTCATCTCTGTGGTGCAATATCGGTGCAGCTTATTGGGAAGCCACCCGCCCTTTGTTGTTACAACTTCATCGTAAGAGATACCACTCACCCAACTAATCTCACGCCCGAGATGTTGCTCAAGGTCGAAGATGGTGTGGATGATCAGGTCGTCTTCAAGCGTGCCGATAAAGGGCTTTTGAATGCGATCCTCTACCGCTTGCCGCAGCTTCTCATCTGGAAACTTGCAGTTCGGGTCTTCTGTTCGCACAAGGGAAAAGACATTGTAATCGGTCGGATAATTAGCCGCCAGATATGCGGAAGTTCGGCCTCCGCTTATTGATGTACATGACTTCATTGAATAGGGTGTTTTTTGCTTGACGCTTCAAATATCGCGTTTTTTTATATTTGTGAAAACCAACACAATGGCAGGCAGCGAATCAAAGCCCGAGGGCGAACTCGTCAAGAAGTACATCGAGAAGTACCTCGACGACCTCAACGATAAAGCCGAACCACTCGGCAAGAAGACGCTCGCCCGCATCATCGTAAGGGACAACCCCGAGATGTTCACCGAGGACGACGTGGACAAAGTTCGACGGACGATTCGCTACTACACCGGGCAGGGGGGAGAGAGGCAAAGGAAGGCCAAGATCATGGACGCGCCACCCGCTCACAGGGGTGCAGCGCAGATAAGGGGGAAGAGCATCCCCGAGAGCCACGCCCGCAGGCACAAGCCCTTCGAGATTGAAGGCAAGCGCATCGGCATCATCAGCGACGTGCATATCCCATACCATGACCCCGCAGCCATCTGCGCAGCTCTGGACTATTTTCAGAAGAAGGAGGTGGACACCATATTGATGAATGGCGACATCCTCGACTTTTGGAAGATATCCCGCTTCCTAAAGAAAGGCAACAAGCCCGACCTCGTTGAAGAGATCGAGGCGGGGCGTGAGTTCCTCGAGTGGCTTCGGTGGCAGTTCCCCGAGGCTCGGATATATTACAAGCTCGGAAACCACGAGGCGCGGTGGGAGCTGTATCTGTGGGAGAAGGCGGGAGAGATGGCCAAAGCCCTCGAGATGGAGTTCGGGCAGTCGCTCGGCTTCGCCCAGTTCCTGCACCTTGAGGAGCATGGCATCACCTACATCCCCGACAACCAACAGATCAAAGCCGGGAAGCTGAACATTATCCACGGCCATGAGTTCGGGGGGAGCTTCTTCAACCCGGTCAATGCAGCGCGGGGGCTGTTCATGAGGGCGAAGGCTTCGGTGCTTGCAGGGCACAACCATCAGACGAGCGAGCACCAAGAGGGCAACATCAACGGGGACGCCATCGCCTGTTGGTCTACGGGCTGCCTCTGTGAACTCGCTCCAGAGTACCGCCCTTTCGCTTTTACGAAGTGGAACTTGGGCGCGGCATGGGTTGAGGTGTACGACGACGGGAGCTTCATGGTAGACAACTTCAGAATCATCGAAGATGCAGACGGACTTTACTCGATCCGATAAAGAGCGCGTGCCTGTCGCCTGCAACCTCTTCCACAAGGGCTGCGACTGCGCACCGACGGAGGCCATGAAGTGCCACAGCGTGGAGCTCGAGAGGCGCAGGAAGATGGATATCTCCACCATTAAGCAGCCAAAGGCAGGACAATGATGGGAAGAGCCACCTCAAGGGTTTAATTCACAGACCCTTTCAATAAGTTCAAGCAAGCCCCTCAATGTAGGGGTCTTTTTTTATCTGACCTTTGTGACATTAAACTCGAGGCATGTCCATAATCCAAAAGATATTTTCAGCTCTGAACGCTGACGAGAAGCAGGCGGTGAAGACCGAACTGGCTCAAGCCGAACTCAAGGAAGGCACAACCATCGAGGCCGACAGCTTCGAGGAGGGTCAGGCCGTTTTCATCGTTACCGAGGACGGGGAAAAGATTCCAATGCCCGAGGGCACATACGAGCTCGAGGATGGCCGCAAGGTTGAGGTGAACGACAGCAGCATAATCGTGAGCATCGGCACAGGAGAGGAGAAAGAAGAGGAGGCCGAGGGCGAAGGCGAAGCCGAGGTCGAGCAGGAGGCGAAGGAAGAGATGAGCGAGGAGGCTGAAGCCACAGAGGTCGAAGCCAAAGAGGACGAGAAGGAAGAGATGGGCGACATGGACAAGCTCCGCGAAGAGCTGCGCCAATACGTCCGCGAGGTGGTCATGGAGGCCATGCAGGAGAAGGAAGAAATGAGCAGCGAGGAGAAGGTTGAAGAAGCCACTCCCGAGGCAGCAACCGAAGAGACTGAAGAGAAGACCGAGGAGAAGCCCGAGGAGGTCGCTGTCGAAGCGTCTGCCCAGAAGGTCAGCGCGAAGATCAAGGTGAAGCCTGAAGGCACTCGCCCCGACTCCATCGACTGGTTCAAGCCGCAGATGCGCAGTACCACGATGGGCAACGTATTCAAGCATTTGAACAAGTAAGACACTAAAATCAAAAACCCAAAAGAATGCCCTCAATTACTGATACAGGCGTAAGCTACGCCGGTGAATTTGCAGGCAAGTACATAAGTGCAGCCCTGCTTTCAGGAACAACTCTCGCCAACAACGAGATCACCATCCTGCCGAACGTCAAGTTCAAGCAAGTAGTTCAGAACGTAGCCACAGGCAACCTGATCAGCTCCGCTTCTTGTGACTTCACAGACAGCTCTTCCATCACTTTGACCGAGCGCGTCATCGAGCCACAGGAGCTTCAGGTGAACCTCGAGGTCTGCAAGAGCGACTTCCTGAACAACTGGCAAGCCCTCGAGATGGGCTTCTCTGCTTACCATGAGCTGCCTCAATCCTTCGAGGACTTCATGCTCGCCCACGTTGCCGAGAAGGTAGCCGAGGAGATCGAGAAGAACATCTGGCAAGGAGACACCGCAGGCTCTGCCCCCGTGAACCACTTCGACGGCTTCGAGAAGCTGATCGACGCAGTCACTCCCGGTGGAGAGATCACAGCCGCAACCGTCACCGCTTCGAATGTAGTGGACGAGCTCGGCAAGATCGTCGATGCGATCCCTTCTGCTGTTTACAGCAAGACAGACCTGAAGGTCTACGTCTCTTCAAACATCGCCCGCGCTTATCAGCGTGCTCTCGGTGGATTCGCTGCCGTAGGTACTGCGACTGACGCACTCACTCCCGGAGCAGGCTTCGAGGGTCAGATGTACGTCGGACGCAAGCCGATGAACTTCGACGGAGTTGATCTGGTAATGTGCCCCGGCCTCGCTGACAACACAGCGGTCGCCACTCCTTCGAGCAACCTCTTCTTCGGAACTGGTCTCTTGAACGACCACAACGAGGTGCGCGTGATTGATATGGCGCAGTACGACGGAAGTCAGAACGTCCGCATCATCATGCGCATGACAGCAGGCGTGCAGTTCGGAAACGCGAGCGACATCGTTCTGTACAATTAAGAGCGATAGCATAGACAATTCAAGGGGGAGGGGCTGAATCCCTCCCTTTTTTTTTCACTCTAAAAAGACAAAAAAGAAATGGCTTGCAATTTGACACTCGGACGGAAAGAGCCCTGTAAAGATGTGGTCGGTGGGATCAAAAAGATTTACCTGATCAACTTCGAGCCCTTGACCTTGACAGAGGCGAGCGGTGAGGTGACAGACATCGCAGACGCTGCCGGAACGGCTGACGTTAATGCAGTAGTCTACGAGGTGCGCCACGCTTCCTCCCTGACCACGAACATCAACAGCTCACGCGAGACGGGCACGACCTTCTTCGAGAGCACTCTGGAGCTGACCTTCAAGAAGCTCTCCCAAGAGGACAACGCAGAGCTCGCAATCATGGCACACGGACGCCCTCACATCGTCGTGGTGGACAACAACGACAACCGCATGATCGTAGGCCACGAGTACGGCTGCGAGGTCACAGGAGGCACTCTGGTGACAGGAAACGCGATGGGCGACCTCTCGGGCTACACTTTGACCTTCACGGCACAGGAGCGCACTCTTCCGAAGTTCATGGACAACGCTTTGACAGAAGCAACCTTCGAGGCTCTCCTCGGGACTGTGACAGAAGGAACAAATTCGTAACTTAGCACCCGACACATGGAGCTGATCTGCTCCTCGTTGGTGTTGGTTTATTGTTTGACAAGAGGAGGGTTCACGCCCTCCTTTTTTTTATCAACACCCCCAAGCGACTGAACAAGCCCCTGAATGCTTTAACTTTGTGAAAACCACAAGGGACAGATGCACATCTTGACAAGCAGTCAGACGGATTTGCAAACCATCAAGTTCGCACCTCGCTCGATTGGTGCGCTCCAGTACCTTCTCCACCTTCAGGAGGAGGAGAGCGGCACGACCTTTCAGATGATCGGCTACGGCATTCAAGATGACAGCTATGTCAGCATCACCCGAACCTTCCCCTTATATGAAAACTTGTACTACTACCTCCGGGTGTTCCGCTTGCCCTCTGGGGCTCTTTCAAGCACTATGTCAGCCCTCGACGAGCCGACCATCTACCGCAAGAGGGTGACGGACGACCTCGAGGCGGTAGAAGGATGGGAGGAGAGCGTCTTTCAATGCGTTTCAAATCTCGTTGACCCTTACACCTCAAAGACGAGAAGGCAGGCGAATGAACTCGTAACTTCGTATCTCGGCAGCGGGGAGATATTGAATGAAATCTACCGAGGCAAGGTGTTCTGTACAAACAGCACCGACCTCCAAGACTTCAGCGTCTACGATAAGACGCCAATGACGCAGCAACCGCTCGACAATACAGCGAAATGGGTGACAATTTGAAGATATTAAAGCTGGCAAGCTACACCTCCCCGAAGGTGAGCGAGAAGCCGAAGAACGCGTGGGTCGAGTACGGAGAGGACAACAACTTCTACCAGTACCTGATAGACCTCTTCCACTCTTCGCCAACGAATAACGCAGCGATTCAAGGGATCAGCGATCTGATCTATGGCGAAGGCATGGAGGCAGCAGAGGGGAGCAGCCTCGAGGCTTACGTCAATTTCATTAAGATATTCCAAGCGGAAGACGTGCGTCGTGTATGCCACGACCTCAAGCTCTTCGGCCATGCATCCTTTCAGCTCACCCTCGACAAGGGTCAGGTGGTCGGAGCGTTCCACATCCCTCGCAACTACTTGCGCCCTGCGAAGGTGAACGACGAGGGCGAGGTGGACACCTTCTACTTTAGCAACGACTGGAGCAAGGCGAAGAGCCCCAAGTTCGCCCCTCAAGCCTTCCCCGCCTTCGGGCATCAGGCAGCAGGAGACGACGTGGCCATCTTGAGCGTGGAGAGTTACAGCCCCGGCTCTGTTTACTTCTGTCCTGTCGATTATCAGGGCGGCCTTCAGTATGCGGAGCTCGAGGGAGAGATCGCGAACTACCACCTCAACAACATCAAGAACGGCCTTGCTCCGTCCATGATGATCAACTTCAACAACGGAGTGCCACCGATCGAGGAGCAGTTCGAGATCGAGCGCGACATCCTCGCGAAGTGGGGAGGGTCATCCAACAGCGGCAAGGCCATCATCGCCTTCAACGACAGCCCAGACAACGCAGCCACGATCGACGCGGTGCAGTTGAGTGACGCGCACAATCAGTATCAGTTCCTTTCGGAC